GTTGTAAGCAATTGTTGCTGGAACTGGACGACCAACTGAGTATTGAGCACTTGAACTATTAGTAAATGGTTGGTTTTGGCAGTTCAAAGTAGTAACTGCCCATAGACATTCATCAATAGGACGGATATCAAGATTGATTTTTACTTCATGATATTGCAAAGCAATGAGCGGCAATGCAAGACCAGGGTTTGTGCAAAACCAAAATTGGAGTGGCACATAAAGGGTTGTTTCAGGGAGTGCGTTTCGAGGTGCGCAAACTTGACGAGGAGCCAAAGAGTCGCAAGGAGATTCTACATCAGAAAATGAAGGATCGGTGATGAAGGTAAGTTGAGTTGTGTTTCCAATCATCTTGAAATAGCCTGGAAGCTGTTCAGCAGTCATAGTAAGTTGGTTCCAGATGTGCATCCAGTCACCATATTGACGGTCGATTCTTTGACCACCAATTTCAACTTCAACCTGAGCGATAAGTTGTTCACCAGGGAAATCTAACCAACGTGCATATACACCGGTGTTTTGACCAGTTGTGTAGTTTCCAAGACCCATAAGCTGGTTAATTTCAGGTAGAGTAACTTGTAGATAAGTTCTGTAAGCTAAATCACCATTTCTGCTAATAACACATTGGACACGACGACCGAAATCGGCTTGTCCATTAAAAGTTTGTTCAATTGATTCAATTGCAAAGTTAGTATATCTGCGATAAGTAACTTTCCAAAAAGTAATTTGAGGATTACCTGTACATTTCCTCTACCTTATCTTTCAATAAGGAGTAGACTATATCTTAAAAAGAATTCATATTTGAGTTTAATATAAATTCTCTCGAAAACCATTTAGTCGTTGAACCTTCTTCTTTAAATTTTTCTAATTTTTGTATAATATTATTTATTTGATTGACATCAATTTCTTTTTTAGATGAATTATATTTTAATGTAACTGGTGTTAAATTAGACCAATTCCAACATTTAAATTTTTCATCTTCATTTGTTAAATCAAATTTACAAACAGGTATGATATGATCAATAGACCAATATGAACCATAATTGTCCCAGTTCATTTCTGGAAAAAAATTATATTCAAACCATTCTCTTAAATATTGAATATTACAACCGATATAATTCATAGTTGAAACATTTTTAACAAGAACAGTTCTTAAACGTGCAGCTAAGGATTTTTTTAGTCTATAATTAATATTAGTTTGACTTTCAATCCTACACCATTCCGTTTTCTGTTCTGTTAAAAATTTCGGATAACAAGAAATACAAATCTTTTTTTTATAAAACTTTTTAAGTTTAGAAAAATCTTTTAATAATTTTTCTTCATGACATTTTTCACATTTTGCCATAAAAGTTTGATTTTTTTTTTGCCTTAGATTTTTTTTTCTTATTTTATCCTTTTCATTTAAACATTTTTTACATATTTTTGAATATGAATTTTCTCTATCATTATATTTTCTATATTTATCAATTGATTTGTTAAATTTACAATCATCACATTTTTTTTCATCCATGTTTGTATTTATATAATATTTGTTTTTATATATTAATTTTTAAAAATTAAAGAAGCTTGGCTGCTCATTGCCCATTTCAATTAATCATATTATAAATTAATTGCATCTTATTCATTTTTACTATACCCAAGTTTTTTGTCTTGGCCACAATTCACTCACGAAAATTGTTTAGTAGAATAAGTTTTAGGGGTTTCAAGCAATTTGATTTTCTTACCAGGGTTTTTCAAATTAAATAATTTTAATTTCCCTGATTAACATCAGTGGTACTCCATATAAAGAGCATCCACAAAAGGCTTTATGAATATCTTATTTTTTCGATATTCCCTGATGTTTTTCTACCCTACAGGTTTTTAAGGTAAACATCCTGCGATGATCCCTAATATTTCTAAAAGGGCTAGAGTACACCTTAAGAGATTTCTAGTTTGACTAAAACTATCATTAATCCCCGATTGCCGTCTACTCGTTGAACCTTTATCTTATATCTGTCTAAAATATTACACCTTAACAGGTGGATATAAGATACTTGGCTGCGGATTATCCAATCTTTAGCGTTTTTACTATGCCGTCGGTCATTACCCTACGGTATTATTTATGTCACCATAAATAAGAAGTATCTAAAGCTCTAAGGAAGTTCCCGCAATTTGACAATCTTGCGAAACAACTAAATAATAATTGTTCCACTAGCAAGTTATATAATTGAGATAGGTGAAATCTCAATTCGTATATTTACACTGTTTTCTATCATGGAGATATACGACCCACAATAGCAGCTCACTGTTGGCGCCCAGAATAGTTAAGCGCCATAAGCTACAAGTTGCATTAAACCACCACCCATTTTATACAATTGCTAAAGAAAAAAAAATTACAAATTTTAATTTAATTAATTAAATAATTACATAATTAAATTAATCATCTCCATAAAATAATTATGTGATAATTTTATTTACATCTAAATTTGATGTCATAAATTTTTTCAAATATGTTTCATCTAGTATCTCTTTTTTACCTTCGTGAGACTTTGTAAAAACATACGACGTGTTTCGTTTTTTTACAGACCAACCCTGCTCAATAGAATTAAATAATAAAATCATTTTTTGAAATTCAATAAAATCAATTTTAACATTCCCATTTTCTAAATTTTTTAGGGTCTCTAAATTAATTTGAATATCCATTAATTAGACTAATCAAAATAAAAATCATACTAAAACTTAAATATAAATAATATATTTCTTTATATTATTAATTAAATAAATTGTGTTAATTTAATTTAAATGCCTAATTTTAAACCAAAAACTAACAAAAAAATAAGGTTTAATAAAAAATCTTCAATTACACTCGACATAAAACACAAAGAATTTTTAAATGAATTTGTAAAAGATGAAAATGACAGAATTCCAGAATTAAAAAGTTTAAGATATGAATTAAAACAACAGTTAGAAAATAATTTTAATATTGAACAAAGATTGGATTTAGAAGATAAAATTGAAAATTTAACAGAAAAAATAAAAGAAATTAAAAACAAAAAGAGAGAATATTTTCTTGATAATTCAAAATTTATTTTTGAATATTTTGAAAATAAAAAAAATATATCAAATGGTAATACGGGTCAAACCATTACAAATAAAACCAAATTAATAAACGATTTTTTTAAAATTAAACAAGAAAAAGATGAAGATAAAATAACACATAACGAAAATAATAATATTGTTCAAAAATATCTTAGTAATATTGATGATAGTTTTATTGATGTTAATTCTTTTATTTGTCAAACAAATATATGTAAAATTTGTCATAAAGGCGAATTAATTCCTCTAGAGGATGAAGGAATTATGGTTTGCAATGAGTGTTCTAGAAGTATCTCTTATTTAATTGAAAGTGAAAAACCATCATATAAGGAACCACCCAAGGAGGTTTGTTTTTATGCTTACAAAAGAATCAATCATTTTAAAGAAATTTTATCTCAATTTCAAGGAAAAGAAACCACCCAAGTTCATACAGACGTTATTGAAAATATTAAACTTCAAATTAAAAAAGAGAGAATTAATTTAGAACAACTTACAAATTTAAAAACTAAAGAAATACTTAAGAAACTTGGCTACAATAAATATTACGAACATATACCATTTATTAAAGACAAATTAGGAATTAAACCACCAATTATGACACCCGAATTGGAAGAAACATTATGTAATCTTTTTATCGAACTTCAATCACCTTATTCTAAATATTGCCCAGATGACAGAGTCAATTTCTTAAATTATTATTATACTGCTTATAAACTATGCGAACTTTTAGGAGAAGAAAAATATTTACCCCTATTACCATTATTAAAAGATAGAGAGAAAAGAATAGAACAGGATAATATATGGAAAAAAATTTGTGAAGAATTAGATTGGGAATTTATCCCTACTATTTAATTACAATGTTAATAAATTTAATAATTATTACTATATTTAATTCTAACTAGCTAAGAATCTAAACATCGTCTTCGTCATCTTCAATGTCTTCAATGTCTTCAATGTCTTCATCGTCTGTATTAACTACTGCTTCTACAATTTCGTCTTCTAAATCATCCTCAATTTCGATGTATTGATTATTTATCCATATTACCTTCCGAGTATTAAACAACTTATTCATATTTATAATTTCTGGTTTTTCAGTTTCTGATGTAAATAATTTTAAAATTTGTTCATCATCTCTAAATCTTACAGTATAAGTTTGTTGTATATTATTTCTTCCAATTCTTCCCATAGCTTGAATAATTTTTTCTTGAGTTAGTTTTAAATCTTTGCTTAGAAACCCGTGACAAAATTGATAATTTGTTCCATAAATATAATCACTTGAAGCAATAATCATATATAATTTTTGCAGATCTGCAAGTTTCTTCATTATTTCAGTGTAAGCTATATTTTCGTGATTTATAAATACTCCAATACCCATCATCAATAAAACCTTCCATGTATTGTCTACACCGTTTAATGCCATTATTTCTGAAACAATTCCTTCATCTACACTACTTGTAAAAGCTCCTTTTGCACTAATTCCTTCTGCCCATTTATCTAAATGCATTTTACGATTTGGAATGAAAGTATCATTCAATGAAGCTGCCTTAATCATAATCTTTAATGTTGTAATCTCTTCGCTTATTTTTGATATTGCACTTTTATTTACAAATTCATCAGGAATATCTTTATTTGATTTTTTAGAATCTTTATTTGATTTTTTTCTACCAGATACTTTGTGTTTTCCATCAGAACCAGATATTTCATTTTTAACCTTTTTACCATAATTCTCGTTTATTATATCTAAATCTGTTTCCAATATATGCAATCTTTCATTAATAACATTATTATATTCTATTTTTTTCATTATATCTTCCATTACGATCGTGGGAATATTTGCTTGTTGAACACAAAATTTCGCAATTTTCTCAATATCATCTGAAATAAATATAGTTGGACCATCTGTTAACGTATTCGCATCTTTTGTAGTAACATAAACGCCTGATGTTCCCTTTTTTAAAGAAGTATCAACATTTGATTTTATGCTTTGTTCACTAGCTAATCTAGTTAGTGGCTCTCCAGATAATTTGGTTGTTATTGATTTAGTTATATCATTCAATATACATAAACTTCTTGCTTTCATAATTCTATTTCCTTTTGAATCTACATTACTATTTTCTAATATTCTAGGTTGTCTTATTTCTATAAAATGTTTATATATATTACTCCAGCTATTGCTTTCGATATTTTGTAATAGATTAATATAATACATCTTTATATTTTTCATATTTATGTCATCTAAAGTTCCAAAATGTCTATCTAAACGAGTTTTAGAATTACCATAATTATTCAAATTTACATATGTAATAAAATTAACAACTTCTTTTAAATCAAAGTATCTTAGAAGTGTATAATAATTATTACAATGCTTAGCAACATCTTTTATTTTATTATAATCTTCGTGCATATAATGCGGTAATACTACAAAACCATCTTTATTAATTAAAGGAATCGATTTTTTACAATCATGACTAACAATATTACAAATTTCAGCTCCAGGAAATTTATTTAAGAAATCTGGAATTGTCTCACTTAATTCATTATGTTTAGGTAATGTTGCAGATGATAATACAACATTAGGTATAAGATTTTTCTTCCAATTTTTTCGAATAGTATTGTGAAATTCGTGTTCCTCATAATCTAATGTAATTGTCGGTTCATCCCAATACATAATTATATCGTTTGCTTTAAAGAAGGCAAGCATATAATACATAGCTGGCAAATAAGATTTAATGTCGCAAATTATTATTTCAACATTGTCGCCAACACTATTATCTACTTTTCCAATTCCACCTGTTCTTTTATTACGACTAAATTCTTTTGCTGCAAAATAATGTAATCTAATATCATCTGCGCTTGCACAGCCAAAAGCAAATGCAATTTTTTTGTTTACTGAAATTGCTGCTCTTGCTAAAGCTAATCCTACATGTCTAGCAGCACAAACAAATATTATCTTTTTTTGTTCAGACAAAGCAATTGGTGTAAGAGTCTTTCCTGTACCAGTAGGTGCCATATACAATATTAATTTTGATTTTAATGACTTACAAGCTGTAAATATATCCTTTTGATGTTCATATAACATTAGGTCTCCATACTTCAACAAATTTTCATTTTTCTCGATAAATTCAACTCCATTTTCTATAATTATTGATAAATTTATATGATTCGCAAATATTTCTAATACTATATTAACCAATTCTTTAATGGTCTTATTTATTTTTACTATATTATTTCTTATTAATTTATATAGGGTAAAGTAGTGAAAATGAAATAATTTAGAGTTTGATGTTTTTTTATTATATAAAATTTTTTCTATGTGGGTTAATAATGTGTATTCGTATATATCATTATTTTTTAAAGTATTTTCATCAAATCTTTCTAGACGAAGTTTATCAATAGAATTTAATTTTATTTCTTTTCCAATTTTCATTTTTTTATAAGAAGAATCTATAATTTTTAATTCTTTTTCAATTTTATCACCTCTATCACGCAAATATTTATGGTATAAATAATCTTCCATTTTATCTGAATATTCTATCTTTAAAAATGTAAATATAGAATTGTTATTATTTATTTTAACATTAACATCCGCATAACCTTTAATAATCATATTTAAAATATTAATTTCACCGGTTGAAACCAAAATCTCTATAGAGTTCCATTCAGATTTATTAAGTTTTCTTTGCTTTAAATCCATTTTATGAGCTAGTATGTAATAATATACTCGTGTCTTTAAATTTATTTTTTATCTCAATTTTTTTATAAATTATTATAAGTTACTACCGAAATTTACACCTTTTATAATTTATCTTTTTTACATATTTAAAATAAAATTGAAATGAAATAATATACAATAGTAAAAAGTATTATATATTATTAAGATGTCAGACATTTACACAATTGTTTCTATTGAAGGAAATATTGGTTCGGGTAAAACAACACTTTTAGAAAAATTACGCGAACATTACACAAATAATGAACAAATCATATTTTTAAAAGAACCTGTTGACGAATGGGAAAAAATTAAAGATGAAAATGGAATTTCAATCCTTGAAAAATTCTATTCTGACCAAAATAAATATTCATTCCCTTTTCAAATGATGGCATTTATTTCTAGGTTAAAAATTTTACGAGACATAATAAATAAAATTAAAACACAAGTAAATAAAAAATTTATAATTATAACAGAACGCAGTTTACATACAGATAAAATGGTTTTTGCAAAGATGCTTTACGATGATAATAAAATTGAACATATTAATTATCAAATTTATTTAAGTTGGTTCAACTCCTTTTCAGAAGAATATCCAGTTCATAAAGTCGTGTATGTTAAAACAACACCTGAAAAATGCCATTTAAGAATTTTAAAAAGAAGTAGAGACGGAGAAGGAAATATACCTCTTGATTATCTTAATAATTGTAGTAATTATCACGATAATATGTTAGACAAAACATCTGATACTTGCATTTGTCAAGAACAACTAATTTTAGATGGTAATGTTGATATTTATAAAAATGAAAACCTTGTAAATGAATGGATATGTGAAATTAATAAATTTATAAAAAAATAAAAATAACAACTTATTTGTGATAAATATTATGTTTTGATGAATAAATCATTTCATAAAAAAATTTAAAAAAAAATTGTATTAAATTTGAAATATTTTTTATTGAAGGTATAATAATTGATTCTGGAATATAACATTCATTATCTTTTTCTTCATCTTCATCTTCATCCTCATCCTGAACTTTTTCTTCATCTTCATCTTTTTCTTCATCTTCATCTTCATCCTCATCCTGAACTTTTTCTTCATATTCATCTTTTTCTTCATCCTCATCTTTTTCTTCATCCTCATCTTTTTCTCCATCTTCATCTTTTTCTTCTTCAGATTCATACGAATCTGATAGATCAAATAATTCTGGACAAGAATCAATGTCATTGCTAATTTCTAAATCATACATAATATTTGGAATATAAATATGATTTTCTTTAGTTTCATCCTTAGTTTCATCTTTAGTTTCATCCTTAGTTTCATCTTTAGTATAATTATTCACTTCATTAGCCCAATCATTAAGATTAAACAAATCTTTTGAATCTCTACACTCATTATTTTTTATATTATTAGAATGTTTTAACATAGTTTATTTATAATTTATTAAAATATATAATCTCTAAATCAGTTATTTTAATAATTATTCACTTTTTTTTCACTATTTTCACTATTTTCACTATTTACGCTATTTACGCTATTTTCAATATCAATGCATCTATACTCTTTATAAAAATCATCGTATGACTGACCATTGTATAATTTTTCATTATATGGTTCTTCATTGTACAATTTTTCATTAGACTTTTTTCTAACATTTGATATTAATGGCAATTTTGAAATATCAGCCAAACCATCTTGAATACGTTTTTTTAATACGCAGCTGATTTCGATTAATTTTATGTACCGTCCATAACATTCATCTAAAAAAATTTTTTCTTCAACATTTCTATTTTCTTTTTTTAATGATAAAAATTTATATATGTCAGTTCCTAAAACATAATAATCTTTTGATGATATTAATGCCAACTCCATCTGTTTATTTATGGCAAAAAATAATTCTATACTTCCAATTATTCCAACCGTCATAGCTAACCCACAATTTATTAAACTTATCGACTGTTGATTTATAAAAGGTTGCAATCCTACACTAAACACTGAATTTAACGCAGATATTATTATAATTGGTAATCTATAGTATTTTAATGTTGTTTTTAATTCTAAATATTTTTTTTTATGTTCTTTTGCTAATAAAATAGAATTTTGTCTTAAATTATTAAGTATAATTTCTATATCGCTAAGCATATAATATAATTATAAGATTAAAATTATTTTACCAAGTGTTTAACAAATTTTCGCGTTCATCTTCAGTATATTCATTACCAAGTTGATTTAATAATTCTACAAGTTTTTTAGGAGAATATTTTTCCATAATGCGTTTCTCTCTAACTATTTCCCACAACCACTTTCGAAATTTAGATTTATATTTTAAATGATAATATAAAATGCGAAATTTATTCATAATATTAATATTTCTTTTAATTATTTGAATATCATTTGATCTGCCAATTATATCGCATATAGGATTTTCCTCAAAATAAAATGTGTATACCATTTCATTTAATCCAGAATTAAACCTATTTATATTATTATAGGTACAATAACATATTTCTAAATTGTCGTTTAATTCTGGAAGAATTGTTATTTTATTTCGCGAACAATCTAATCGTTCTAAATGGTCGTTTAGTTTTGGAAGAGTTATTAATTGATTATTTGAACAATCTAATCTTTCTAAATGGTTGTTTAATTCTGGAAGATTTGTCAGTTGATTATTTGAACAGTTTAGACCTTCTAGAATACAGTTTAATTCTGGAAGGTTTGTTAATTGATTATTTGAACAATTTAGTATCTCTAAAATTCTGTTTAATTCTGGAAGAGCTGTTAATCGATTATTTGAACAATTTAACACCTCTAAAATTCTGTTTAATTCTGGAAGAGATGTTAATTGATTATTTGAACAATTTAACACCTCTAAATTTCTGTTCAATTCTGGAAGAGCTGTTAATTGATTATTTGAACAATTTAGCACCTCTAAATTTTTTGGTAAAAGCGAAATACTTGTAAGTTTATTATTTGAACAATTCAATACTTCTAAATATACAAATTTTGACAAATCAGGCAATTCTGTTAATCCTTTTGAAGATAAGTTAAGTTCAATTGCATTATTTGATAAACAATTTAAATATTCAACTACACAAAAAGTCATTTTATTAAGTATTTAATAATTATTAAACAATATTGTAATTATAATATACACTTATAAGTTAAAATGCTCTCATTTTTTTTATAAATAATTGTATGATAAGTGTGTTAGAGAGAAATTTATAGTTAGACTGCACAGATGGATTTGAAATATCTAAAAACTTTATATTATTTATAATATTCAAAATAATTAATTTGGCTTCTTCTACATCTAACTTGAAAACTTCATCTTTAATCTTAAACTTAGATAATAATAAGTGTATAAAACTTTCTACTATTTTAATGTCTACAAATGGAACTGGAATAGATAATTCTATTTTGCCATATTTACAAATTTGTTTATAAGGTTTTATACGCTTATGCACATTTTTAGAAAATCCTATTTTCAATTCTGGCTTTTCCTTAGTCGTATCAATATTATAGATGTAAATATTTGGTATTAGTTCTGTTTTTTCTAATTCGCAAGTTAATAATTGATTTTCTTCATCTTTTTCTTTTACACCTTTTAACATTTCAAACGCCGATTTTACGGCATAAAAAATAATTAAAAAATGTAAAATCAATAGGCGTGCTTACTCTTACGAGGTTGTTTCTTAACACCGATTGTCTTACTTAACCCTGTCTTTTTATTTCCACAGGTGAAAGAATAAAACAAGAAAAATAAAGAAGAATTACAAATAATTATTTATAAAAGGTTTATAAATAATCGGCGTTTGAAATGTTAAAAGGTGTAATTCCTTTTTATTGTCTTCTAATTGTTTCTTTAATTCACTACCTTCTTCTTCAATTGTTTCTTGTAATACTTCTTCCATATTCATATAATATTCATGAATCTCGGATGCTTTTTTAGTTTGAGATTTTAAACATAATGATTTACACCTTTTAACATTTCAAATGCCGATTATTTATTATTTCCAATTTTTTAACACTTCATCCAAATCATCATTCTCACCTAATTTTTTTATTAAATTAATTGGATGAAATATTTTCTTTATTTTTGGTTCTCTTACTTTTTCCCATAACCATTTTTTAAATTGTTTTTTGTATTGTAAACAATACCATAAATGACGAAAATACTTAAATACTCGTATATTTTTTTTGACTTGACGATAACTACTATTGCTATCTGATAGTGCTATTTCGTAAAAAGCGTTCTTACTTATATTACTAAGATTAAGGGTTAAAATGTCGTGAGATAAAGAAGTTTCATATGTTTCAATTTCGGTTTCAATTTCGTCTGTCATTTTAAAATGTATAAATTATAGTGTTTAATTTTGTATACTTTAAAATAAAAAATTTGTTTCAATTTTTTATTATAAACTATTTTTATATGGTTAATGACTATATAAAAATCGGCATTTGAAATGTAAAAAGGTGTAAAACATTTAATATTTAACATTATTTTTTTGACATTATGTCCACCACTTCCTTTTTTTTGCTTATCCTCAAGGGTAAGCAAATTTTCTTCTAAAACCGCTAATGCGGCGCATAAGCGGTTTTCTTATAATCTATTTCAATCATAAAATGTTTTTCCAATAATTGTTTATATTTCTTCTAAAACCGCTTTCTCTTCAGAGAAAGCAAATATTTTATAAAAATAAATTATATAGATTATTTTTACCACTTATTAGCTTTTTTAACACTAATTTTTGGTCCTGCGCCACGTTTTTTAACGTTATTAGGGTCATATTGTTCTTCTTCATCATCATCTTTTAGACCTTTTGATAATTCCCAAAATTCTTTAGACCCTAATCTGAAGTCGCCGTGATTTTCAGCTTTATACCAAAACACTTGGTCATGTAATTTATTGGATTTTGAGTTATTATTGATTACCAAGCACTCATAATTCTCTGTACATTGGTCCATAACTTGACAAAAACTTTCAAAAGTAGGAAACATACCGGCATAATTTTCATAAATTCTTTTTCTGTTAGCAATATAATTTTCTCTCAAGATAAAAACGTAATCTATATTGGTGCGGAGAGTTGGAGGTATTCCTAACGGATACTGCATAGTTATGACCAACATGACCTTCCAATGACGACCATTCATAAACAATAATCTCATCATTTTATCTCGCGACCAAGTATTGTCGTATAAACAATCATCTAAAATAACAAAAGCTCTTGGATCAATAGTGGTACGTTTATAAGTTTCCATTTCCTTTTTGATTTGCTTTAAAACGGTGCGTTGTCTTTTTAAAATATTTTCTATGATAGCAGTATTATATTCATTATGAACAAATATTTTTGGCACCATTTTACCGTAAAAGCCGTTTCCTTCTTCAGTTCCAGCTATAACGGTTCCAATTGGTATTTCTTGTTGATAATAAAGTAAATCCCTTACTAAAAAAGATTTGCCTGTATCTCTTTTTCCAATTAAAACAATAACAGGTCCTTTATTTTCATTTGGTTTAAAACTAATGCTTTTCATATCAAATTTTTTAAGTTCCAATGTCATTATTAATTAAATTAGAAAATTAATTTTATTATTTTAAACGTATTAAGCATAAAATAATAAAACTAAATTTACAACATTTTCATAATAAATAAGAGACACTTGCATTCTCTCTAACATTATATAATTTATATTTATAATAAGTTAAAAACACATATAATTTATATAATAATTAGCTAAAGCATGTTAAATATTAACTATCACAAAAGAAAGAATTTAGAACTTTTTAAAAGTTTAGAAAATGAAAATTATATGTTTCTCTCTAATACTCAAAATTACAACCCAATTTATACAAAATTTTTCTCGTTAAATGATACAAATTATAACAGTATAAATTTAAATCACAAATGGTACATTTCAAGCATTAATGAAGGAAATGAGGACGTATTTAATTTATATAATTGTAGGCTTAAGAATACTGTTAACAATAAAGTTAAGGACAAAAATGTTTTTTTTAAAATGGCTCCACTATTAGACCCATATAAGTATTTAATAGGAAAATATGATATTAACGACGAAAAAATATTTAATTTACCTAAGTTAAATTCAACCGAAGAAAACTGTCACCCTAAATTTATTGACACAAATAACTCAGCATACGTTGATGGACTATTTTTATATTTAACCAGTAAATTAATCAGTATTAATAATTTTCCACATGGTCTAGATTTTTATGGGTCATTCTTAGGTATAAAAAACAAATTTACTATCAACGTATTTGATGACATTGATTATTTAAATAATTCTGAGTTTTTTATTAAAAATAAAAATGTTTTATTTGAAATTGATAATTATGATCATTTATTTCAAAATGAAAAACAAAAAATGAAACCCATTATAATAGATCACACTACAAGCGCAAAATCACAATTATCTATTAAATCTTTTGATAATGAAATATTTGAAAATGTATTTGAAAATGCGGTTGAAGAAAACGTGTCAGATATTACAGTTGAATTAATTGATATGACAAATTTTAATATGATATACAATAAAGACCAAAATCAAAAAGTGTCATTAAGAACAAATTCAACTTGTTCATCCCGAACATCTTATACTGATGATGAAAATAAAATAAAAAATGATGATACTGAAAGTAGTGACGAAGAAATTTGGAAAGATAATGGGGACAGTGATAATGAAGATACTGACAATGATGTTAGTGATGTTAGTTATGATAGCGATGATAGCGATGATGAAGAAAGAATTAATGTAGTTTTTCCAAAATTCCCTGTTCATGTTATAGGAATGGAATATTGCGAAAACACATTTGATGAATTAATTTTATCAAATGATTTAAGCACTGAAGAATGGCATTCCGCATTTATGCAAATTATAATGATATTAATTACATATCAAAAAGTTTTTGGATTCACTCATAATGATTTACATACAAATAATGTTATGTATAATTCAACAGATAAAAAATTTATTTATTATTTTTACAAAAAAAAGTATTATAAAGTTCCAACATTTGGACGCATATTTAAAATTATTGATTTTGGAAGAAGCATTTATAAGTTTGACGGAAAACTGTTTTGTAGTGATAGTTTTCAAGCAGGAGGAGATGCATCTACACAATATAATACTGAGCCATATTTAAATAATAAAAAACCAAGATTAGAACCAAATTATAGTTTTGATTTATGTCGATTAGCATGCTCAATTTTTGATTATCTTGTTGATGATTTTGAAGAAATTAAAGATATTAAAAAATGCAAAGACCCCATTAAACGTTTAATTGTTGAATGGTGTTTGGATGATAAAGGAATTAATATGTTATATAAAAATAATGGTACAGATCGTTATCCTGACTTTAAATTATATAAAATGATTGCTAGATGTGTTCATAAACATACACCGCAAGCTCAATTACTACGTCCTGAATTTGACGCATTTACTAAATTTAAGGATACTATTCCTAATGATGTTGTTGATATTGATAAAATGCAATCATACGTATAAATATATTATATTTATTATATTATATTTATTATATTAAAATATGGATTCATTCGGATTTATTATTACTAGACACGTTAATTCAGAAGAAACTAATAGATACTGGAACCATTCTGTTAATCTTCTTAGAAAATTTTATCCTAAAAAAAAAATTATAATTATAGATGATAATAGTGACGCTAAATTTGTAAAAGCTGACTTAGATTATAGCAATGTTGAAATTATATATTCTGAGTTTCCGGGTAGAGGAGAATTATTACCATATTATTATTTTATTAAAACAAAATTCTTTGAAAATGCAATAATAATACACGATAGTGTATTTTTTCATAAACGAATTAATTTTGATGTTTTAAATGGAATTAAAGTAATACCATTATGGTTTTTTGCATCAGACAAAGAAAATATTGTAAATACATTAAGAATTACAGATAGTTTAAAAGAGTCATTTAACATTAAACAAAAATTAACACTAAATGAAAATATATTAGGTATGCCTAAAAATAAGTGGTATGGTTGTTTTGGTTGCCAAACATATATTAATTTTAATTTTTTATCTCAATTACAAAACAAATATGATATATCATCAATGGTTAATACAATTAAAAATAGGTCTGACCGTTGTTGTTTAGAGAGAATACTTGGTTGCATTTTTTTTACAGAAAACCCACAAATATATAAAAATAAAGCAATATTGGGGGATATAACGAAATATCCGTTATGGAGACGATACACTTATATTAAATATAAAAACAACCTTAAAAAAGGTTTAATACCAAGCATTGTAGTAAAGGTTTGGACAGGACGTTAAATATTATTATTATTCGTCGTGTAAAATATTACGTTATATTTTAAATATAAAAACAAATTATAATTTATAATAAGTTATGTCATTACAAATTCATCAATCAATAAAAAATAAATTAAATTACTTTCGCGTCATACAAAAAATACCAAATATTTTATTTCACGGACCATCTGGAAGTGGAAAAAGAACAATTGTAAATGAATTTATTCATAATATTTATGATAATGATAAGACAAAAATAAAATCATTTGTTATGTATGTTAATTGTTCACACGGAAAAGGCATTAAATTTATAAGAGAAGAGTTAAAGTTTTTTGCTAAAACTCATATAAATTCTAATGGAGGAAATATTTTTAAAAGCATCGTTCTTTTAAACGCTGATAAATTAACTATTGACGCACAATCAGCTTTACGTAGATGTATAGAGTTATTTAGCCACAATACACGATTTTTTATTGTAGCAGAGGATAAATATAATTTAATGAAACCAATATTGTCTAGATTTTGCGAAATATACATACCTCATCCAGTTATAAATAATATAATGCTTAATCTTTATCAATATAATTTAAACAATACATTTAAAATGGAAGAAATTAAAAAAAATCGCAATATTTTTTTAAAAAAAGAATTAATTAAATTAGAAAATAAGGCAATTACTTTGGAAAAACTAATGACATTATGTGTTAAACTATATGAAAAGGCATATAGCAGTTTAGACATAATAAATTTATTAGAAAATTCAAATTTTTTAGAAAACACAATAACAACTGAAAAAAAATATGAACTTCTTATATGTTTTAACCGTGTAAAAAAAGAATTTAGAAATGAAAAATTATTAATTTTATTTATTTTAAATTTTATTTATTTTAGTTCAGAATTAAGTTTAGAAAATATAAGTTTTATGTAAATGGATGATTTTAATGTTAGTGCTCTTCACGAATCTAAAAATGAATGGAGTTCTCGTTTAGTTACAATTATGACCCCATTAATTATAGATGGATACAAATCAATTTTAGGAGAATCTATTAAATTATGTAGAGACAATAGTGAAGATGATAAATATTTGATGACTTTTCAAAATTTAATTTCACGAATTCCAAAATGGAATTCTCAAATAATAGAATCAGAGAGAAAAAGAATTTGTGAAAAATCTGGTTGTAATTATTTAGAAGACTTAATTACGTGTGTTCATATTATACAGCTAAAAATTTTAACGGCTATGAGAGTTGGACAAAAACAAAAAAAGATTGATATTAGCATTCCAAAACTCGATGATTTTATTCATAAAACTTATATAAATGTCGCAAGAAAAATTTATAAAAATGTTTATTTATTTGAGATTAATATTCAGCCTTTACAAATTCAAAAAAATAACAGAGAATTAGAAATAATTGTTCAAGAATGTATATTAAATACATTAAGAGAAAGTATTCCCGTAGAGGCAATTTTGAAAGCATATATGGATGAATCAGTAGAAGAGGATGTAATAGAAGAAGTTAATGAACAAATTATAGAAGAACCTATTAAAGAACCCATTCAAACTCACGAATTAACCAAAACATCTTCAAATGCCCGTTTAAGTTTTAATGATATTGATTATGTTAAGACAAATGATGGTAGTGTATCAAATGTAAACGCTCCAAAATCAATTGATCGTTTAGAAGAAATTAGTAAAATTCGTACACAACAAAGAAAAATTGAATCAGAAGAAAATGACGATGATGACAATGTACCATTAAATATATCAGAACAAACATTTAATTTAGATATGTCAGACATAGATAATATCGAAGAACCTACAATTGAATTATTGCCTGAATTATTAATTGATGATATTGAAATTTTACACTAATTGCGTAAAAATCTAAATAAGAAAATTCTGTATTATTTAAATGGAAAATATATTTATTATTGCTGCGGGTATTTCAGTAATATTTTTAATAACAAAAATTATTGAAATGAGATTTATAGAAAAAGAAAGTAAACCATTTAAATTGTTGATTAGAGATGCTATTTTAGTCTATTTTAGTGTAATATCTTGTTTTTTTATAATGGGACAAATTAAACCCATGTTTCAAGGTCTAGGAAAAGATGTAAATATTACACCTATATTTACAGATAATCCTGGTTTTTAAATTATTAATTATTTTTTTCTAAAAATAAATAATTAATAACTTATTATTCACATTAGGGTAAATGTGAAATTCAAAAAAATAAAAAGTCTAAACAGAAGTTGTCAATGGATGAGTATATGGATTTTTTCTAAAAGCATTTAAAATGTCAGGCTGTATCCTCTCACACATCTGACCCTCTTTATAATGTTGAGGTCCCCTAATAGCACCATATGTATTTGCCGAAGGAGGCAACCCAGATAATCTAGAAAATGCTGGATTAACTCTTCCATCTAAACGATCTGTATCACTTTTAATATTAGTTAAATGCATTTGTTGATTAAATATTTGGGTTCCACCATTATTTGGTCTATTATTAATTGTTGCTGATTTTATATCATTATTGTGCTGACGATATGCCGCATCATAATTCATATCGCCATAATTAGTTGAATAACCACCTGCTGATGTATAATATTCGCAGCTTGTTGTATCTCTTTGAGTATTGTCAGGTGCTGTATAATTATTCACATACATACTTTCTTTTTGATTATTAATGTTAAAAGTTTGCTCATAAAGTGTTGTTTCTTTAATTGTTGTACTTGTTGCATCACGCGGATTATACACATAACTTTTTGGAACTGAATGTGTTGCTTCTCCGTAAACACGAATATTATTAATTGTTTCATCTTTGCGTGTCGGTTTTAAAATATCCATTAACGGCGCAATAACCGCACCAATAGCACCTCCAAATCCACTTCTTAAAGTTTGAGGTTGTTTAATGGTACTTCTATTATTTTCGTAATTTGTATGACTTTGTAAAAATGTATCACCGTCTGAATGGCATCCTGAACCAACGGCTCTTGAATGATTAACTCTACCGGTTAATGCTTCATGTCTTTTTGATGGTTCAAAATTTTCAGGCGCGGTTCCTGCTTTAATTTCAATCGCTCCAGCTGGACCCATATACTCGGTAGAAATATCATTACGTTTTAAAATTCCCAACTCTTGTATTGGTCTTAAAGTTTCACCTTTTTCAGCACCAGTAGTAGTAAGCCATCTATCTTGAGTATTAATAAAAAATGTATCTGGTCTTTGTTTTTCAACACGACCAAGCATTTTTGTATTTGGGACATTTTTAATATAAGAATTAGCAGGTCCTTCGTGATTTGTTAATTCATACTCTAATTTAGGATTTGTTTCCACTCTCAATTGGTCAACTGTATATGGCAACCATTTATCACGAGCTTCCATTCCAGAGTTATAACCGTTGCTTCCATTTATTCCATACCCTTTATCTAATCCAGGACCAACTGTAATAGTATCAAATGGTTTAACATTATTATTTTTCATAGCCGGATTCACTCTTGACTGATAAAAATCACTTTGATTAGGCATACCATATGCCCATTGAACATTATCTTCTGGTTTAAATAAAGGCGCTTGTTCTATTTTTTTAATTACTTGAGAACCGGACCCAATCATATTATCAAGAACAGATTCAGTAATATTAACATCATACGTTTTTCCTTTAATTTTTCCTCCATAAAATGGTACCATATTATTATGGTTAAATTGTTCAGATTTTAAATAATCTCCAGATAATGAAAAAATTTCTTGAGGATTTTGACCGACTTGTTTATGATTTTTTACCTTTTGTTCATATAAATTTTGATTGAAATATTTATCAGTTGCTGTATTTGGATTAGGGTATTCTTGAACAGTGTCTACTAATTGATTAATATTTGATACAGGAAAATTTTGAGGAGGAATATTTGCATTTGGTAAATAATTTGGTTTTGCTCCCATACTTGTAAAATTTTCTGTTCTGGATTGTCTAATTTCTTTTTTAGTGTTATTTTCATTAGGTTGATTTGATATAACATACATACCTCCTAATGCTATTAAAGGGATAGCTAATTCCATATTTATATATATAGAGTATTATATTTTATTCAATATAATAATTTAAAATGTTTATTAATGACTCTAGATAATTTCATCTAATTAAAATATGATATGTTTAATTTGTTTTATTTACAATACATTCCCTCTTTGGTGTGTAATAATCCTTTTCTAAAATTCGTGTGCTTAAATTATTTTGAAAAGGCAAGCATACGTTAACTTGAGGGTTGAGTTGCGGATATTGATGCTTAATTTGTTCTAAATCACGATACCACCAAGCAGGATTAGTTGCTCTTGATTGTTCGGTAAATAAATTATCGCACTTTGGATATTGAATAGGTTCATTTGATACATTGTAATTTTTATAATTATCTTTTCCTAAACAATCTTTACCAATTTGTCTATTAACTCCCATTAAATCACTTTCTAAATTAATAGTATTAGTTCTTAAATTCGCACCCCATTTTTGTATAATAATTTGTGGGTCCTCAATATAACAAGGTGTTGCTCCATTACCTGGAACATTTAAAATCCACCTGCCAGGTCCGGTTGATTGTTCTAATTCTTTTTTTATTCTACATTCGTCATATTTAAACCTTGAATTTGCCATTTATATATATATTTTAATAATTATTTAAATAAATAATTATTAATTAAATAATTATGGAATTAATAGAAAATCAAAAAACTCCAACATTATGTTTGAATATGATTGTTAAAAATGAAAGTAAAATCATTCAAAGATTATTTGATTCTGTTTTACCTATTATTGATTGTTATTGCATTTGCGACACCGGTTCTACAGATAATACAGTTCAACTAATTATCGACTACTTCAATAGTAAAAATATAACTGGTAAAGTTGTATCAGAACCTTTTAAAAATTTTTGTTATAATAGAAATTTTGCATTACAATCTTGTTTAGGAATGTCTGATTATGTTTTATTAATGGATGCTGATATGAAACTAGAAATTAATAGTTTTAATAAAAATCTATTAAATTTATATGATAGTTTTTTTATTGTTCAAGGAAACGTTGGTTTTTATTATCAAAATATGAGAATTGTTAAAAATAATGGCTTATATAAATATCTTGGCGTAACTCACGAATATTTAGATGTACCAAATGATAATAGAACAATTTCAATTGAAAAAGAACAGTTATTTATTTTAGATATTGGAGATGGTGGGTCGAAAAATAATAAATTTGAAAGAGATATAATGCTACTTCTCGATGGAATAAAAGAAGAACCTGATAATGCAAGATATTATTTTTATTTAGCAAATAGCTATCACGATACCGGAAGATTCGGCGAAGCTATTGATCTTTATAATAGACGTATACAGTTTGGAGGTTGGAAAGAAGAAGTATGGTATAGTTATTATAGAATTGGATTATGTTACAAAAATTTAAACAAAATGCAAGATGCCATATTTTCTTGGATAAATGGTTATGAATTTTATCCTGAACGATTAGAGGGGTTATATGAAATTATAAGACATTATAGAATATCATTTAAACCTAAACTTGGGCTATTATTTTACAAAGAAGCAAAAAGACAATTGCTTTTAAATACTAATTTAGAAAGTTGTTTATTTTTACACAAAAATATTTATTTAAGTAGAATATATTACGAATATACGGTATTTGCTCTTTATGCAGGTATTACAAATATTAACTATGAAATAGTTAAAGTTTTAAACAATTCTACTGATGATAGTGAAACTGATAACATGTTATCAAATATGAAATTTTATAAATATATTTTAACACAAAAATCTAAAATAATTCTAGATAAGAGAGAACTTATTAATATTAATAATGTAAACCGTGATTTTATATCATCGTCAAGTTGTTTAATTCCAAACAAAAATAAAAATGGTTATATTATGAATAATAGATACGTTAATTATTATATAAATGATGGTGGCGGGTATTTAAACTGTGATGATCATATTATAAGTTATAATAAATATATTGAATTAGACCTTAATTTTAATATTACAAATGATAAATGGTTTAAAACAGAATTTATTGATAGAAGATATATAGGAATAGAAGACATTAGAATATTTAATGATGTAGAAACAAACAAAATGTTATTTATTGGCACAGGTTTACATAAGGATAATATAATTGGAATTGTTTCTGGTTGTTATGACACTGATAATATGGTGTTAAACCATTGTGAAATAAAACAAGATTTTAATAATACAGGTTGTGAAAAAAATTGGGTATTTATTGATTATAATAATTCAACACATGTTATTTATTCTTGGTATCCATTATTAATTGGTAAAATTGATACTAATACAAATAAACTAGACATAGTAAAAATTATAAACACACCTAAGTTTTTCTCTAAATTTAGGGGTTCTACTTGCGGATTTAAGTATTCTAAAAAAGTAGACGATAACCGGAATGGAAATATCAGCATTAGCATTATTGAAGACGAAATATGGTTTATAACGCATATTGTTTCTTATGAAAATCCTCGTCATTATTATCACATAATAGTTGTTTTTGATTCTAATATGAATTTATTACGTTATTCAGCACCATTTAAATTTGAGGGGGATCCTATTGAATATTGTCTTGGGCTCGTTGTTGAAGATAACCGTGTTATTATTAATTATAGTACTTGGGATAGAACTACTAGACTTGGTATTTACGATAAAAAATATATAGATTCAATCGTAAAATATATTTAATTTATAATATATTCTTTATTTTCGTAATAAATAATATTATTTACATTACTATTTAACAAATTTATTATTCTGTCATTATTGACCATTTTTTTTAATAAATTTATTAATTCAATAACACTATTTAACAATAATTTATTATTATTATAATAGTCGACAATTATATGTTGATTTATGTATAAATATATTAAATCATTAGTTATATTCATTTCAAAATATTTACTACAATAACATAAAATATCATATGCTTGTTTAGGTTTATTAAAATTTATAAATTTTTGAGAACCTTTTAGTATTAAATCAATATTATGGATTGGAGATACATAGTTTGATACTATTCCTTGATAATCACCATAAAAAAATTCAAATAACTCATGATTTTCTCTTTGTACCATTGTCATAACCGCTTCGTCTATTTGATACCAATCTTCATTATATATTTGTTGTGTTTTTTTTTTAAAAAGTTCGCAATATTTCAATAAATAATCTTTGGAACCTGTAAACAAACCTCCTGCGGTATGATGATAAATATAACGAAACATTTCTTTATTTTCTAGATCTTCAATATAAGGATTAATGCATAATTGTTTTATTTTATCTGGAATATTATTTATCCATTCACTAATCAATTCTACATTTAATGCTACGTGGTTGATTGCGAAATCTAACCAAATAAAGTGAGAGCTATTAAACGGATTTATATTAATTGAATATTCCATAAAATCAAACTTATTATTATTCAAAATAATATACATAGGGGTTTCATGATTTATTTGTCCATTTATAATTACAAATTTCTCTCGTAATTCCCATAATTTATCCGAATATTTATAAAAATACGTATCTTCAAATTTTTTATTATAAATACAAGTTTTATTTTTATATGTATTCCTTTCTTTAATAATCATTTCAATACATTCATCGTCATCTGTAAATATAATTAAATTATATGGCAATTTTAATATAAATTGTTTTGAAAAGTCAAAATATGTTGTTACACTGCGATTAAACTGAGAGTTGAATTTATTACCTTCCTTTACCCTTATATTATAAAACATTGTAACAATTGTTGGTTCTTGGTTATTCATATATAAATTTAAAAATAAACTTTAAATTTATATTTAATTAATATATTTATTATAAGTATTGAATATTTACTTTACGGGCAAAATGGTCGTTGATTATTTTCAATTACTAAAGGCTCTGGAATTAAAATTGTATTTTTTTCGTAAATATTAGATACACCTAATTTCACTATTTCAGGTGTAAAACACTTTGCAGGACTAACTAAATTAGTTGAGTTAATTCCAAATAAAAAGGATTCTGTGTCAGAAGCATTATAAGAGAGTTTATTCCAAGGTATTTGAGCTGGCAGCAATCCTAATCCTGGTAATTTTGTATTATATGCAGAACCATACTGCGAATGCTCATATAATTTATAGTTCTCTGATTGTTTAAACTCTTTTTGTTCTAAATAATAATTTCCAGGAGTATTTATATTTCTTGTAGATGCCATTTATATATACTTTTAAAAATAAAATTAAAATATTACATTTTTTAAATTGTTCATACTTATTTCACTAATTTTATTATTTTCTAGAAATTCACTTATACAAATATGAGTTAAATGCATATAATCATATGAAAATAAAATTATTAACCCAACTTCTTCATCAATGCTCATTAAATTTCCAGCCATTTTAAGCATACATTCTTTAAATTGTGTACAATTCTTAATTTTTAAATATAGTTCATTCATTACTTTATATACTATACTTTCATCGTACTCTTTTATTCCAAAAATATCCAAAAATTCTTGACGATAAATATCATCCCTTGCTAAATCCATTTCTTCATCTGTTATTTTATCAGTTTCTAAAAATAGTTGAACTGTATTATATTTACAAATTATTTTTGTATTATACATAAAATTAAAATATTAATATCTTTATATTTTAACTCTAAATATTATTTTATTTCATATTTTATACATTATTATATTTGCTATGTTTGTTAAAATAATCTGTATCGCGAGTTAATTCTCGTGATGGAACACCTCCGCGAATCCAACCATCAGAAGCCACATTTTCAATTTTATTAGCGGGGTTATTAATTATTTCTTTTACAGCCGGTAAAAGAGGTGTTTGATGATATTTAATATAGCTTTTTTCACTTAAATTATTAATACTGCGTTTATTTACAATTTGCTCCCCTTGTTGAATTTGCGACTCCACTACAGGATTTACTGAGCCACGTCCTAAATATGGAACAGTCGCAAATGGACGTTGAAATAAATCAATATGGCATTTTGGATGTGTTTGAATAGTTCCAATTTGAAGTTTCGATGAATCATCTATATTACAACCTCCAGAACCAGAGTTATAACCACCATTATACATTATTCCAGGTTGTGAAGTTGCAAGAGAAATCGGATTTTTCATACTACAGTCAGACGCAAAATAATTTTGAGTAATATAATTACATGATGCGACATTTTGAATATCAGTTTGAGAGACATTACACCGGTCCAAACCAATTCTACTCATATTATCAAAGGTATATCCAGAATAAGTAGCCATTTATATATTATAATATACATTATTTTTTTATGAATTTAAATGTTTTTGAGTTTCTAAATGTCAAATTAAGACTTCGTTTTTTTATGTAATTCAAAATATGAGAACATGTAAATAATTTTGGCAATATATTTTTTAAAAAAATAAATCTATTAGTAAAGTGTATATCTGTAAGAATCCTTTTCTCTTTGTATAGCTGCAGCAAAATCTGATTCTTTTGAACTGGGCATATCTCCATATAAAAATTTTCCTAAACTTGACTGGTCACCAGGTTCAACATTTGTATTTGGCGTACTATATATTTGTCTTGAAAATTGGTCTAGTTCAAAGTTCTGAAAAAGGTCTCCGAATAACTGTTTATTTGTGTTTTTAATGCCAGGATTTAGCATTTGAACAGTTTTCTTGACATTCTTTGTAATATCTTCATCAACATCTACATTAAAAGAAGGTGGTGCTGACTTTCTATTAGGGTCATCGCCAATTTGTGTCAACAAAACATTACTAAAAGGGTTCTTTTTTGTACCCTCTTTAAATTCAGATTTTAATACACTATCTAAAGTAACCGGATTTACATAACTTCCTAATTTCTTATCAAACATTCCAGTTTCCTCATTGCCTTTAATATTGAACCCTTCATTAATAATCTCTTTTGTAACCTTTTGTTTTTTCATCTTAAATAATATATAAATTGCAACTAATGTAAATAAACCAATAATTAATATTCTTTCAGACATAGACAAAATATATCCTAAAATTGTTATTAATATAATCAATCTTGATATGGCATTTAATTTTTGGTTATATTCCATATTTGTAGTAGGCCATAATTCAAAAATATAATCTTTATTAAATAAAATTGTAGGTTCATTGGTCCAAAATGTATTTGTCATTATATATATATAACATTTTTTAAAGTTTATTAAAAAACATTATTAATTTCAGAAATAACTGTTAATTACTTTGTACACACTAGTTTTGGATGCGTTTAATTTATTTAATAAAACTGTAAAAATGTTATAATATAAATTGTTATCTATTGTTAATTTATAAGTATAAATACTAATAAAAACATTTTTTGTTTCTGGAAATGTATTAATGGTTATATTAGAATCAGTCAATAAAAATATAATATTAACACCACTTAGATTATTAGTATTTATAATTTTATTTATTATATTAAAATTATTAGAAATTAATAATTCATATAACAAAATGGTTATTTCGTCACAATTATTTAAAAAAATTGATTTTTTCACATTATTAAAATGAAAACTTATTTCTTTTCCAGAAATCACACTCATATAATTTTAAATTATATATATTTTATTTTTTATTCTTTTTTTTCTTATTATTATTATTATTTTGAGGCTTAGTGCCTCTTGGGGTTCTTTCTATTTCTTCACCAGTGCTAAATATTTTTATTATTTCTTCTTCAGAAACAGCAGGCTGCATAGTAGATTTGGTTTGTTCCAATAATTGTTGTTCTAACTTAGCTTTTGCGTTTGCTACAGCTTTTGCACGAATTCTCTCTTTAGTCTTTGCCATTTTCATTTTTTGTTTTAAATTTTCTTCCATAGCACCTGTATTTACTTTTCCACCTAATCCACTTAAATTACCCATTCCCATCTTACTCAGTAAGGATTGAATATTATCCATACCAGGCATATTTTTCATTTTATTTAACATTTCAGTTGCTTCAGAAATAAGTTCACTTTCTTTAAGTTCACCTGATTTAATCTTAGTATCTAATTTATCACCAACTGTTTTTACTAATCCCATCAATTTAGTCGGATTATTTGCTAATTTTTGAAAAATATCTTTCATATCAGAGGCGCCGTCAAAATCAATATTTAAATTTGCTGCGGTTTCTTCGGCTATTTCTCGCGCAAACTGACCTAACTTTCCATCTAACATACCTGTAATATGTTCTTGTATTTTGCTCGCATCTGGCATATTAAACCCTTTTCCTAAATTTTCACTAACATTTTCGCTCGTATCAAATAGACCCTGCATATTTGATATCGTTTCTTCTAATTTAGTCTTAAAATCTTCACCATTAATAGATTCAAACATTTTAGCAGTATCACCAAAAGCATCTTTGTTATTTAGTGTACCAATAATTGAAAACATAATTAATTGAAGATATTTCCAAATTGTATTTTTAGTTTTTTCAGAAATATCACGATTCCATAAATTTTTAAAATGAATATTTGGCAAAAACTCAGTATCAGTTTCAATATCTTCTTTAAAAATATCTTCATTTTGGTATAAAATATCTAAAAATCTTGGAGGAAATTTATTCTGACAAAATTCAAATACAACATCAAAATTTATATCTCCGCCATCATTACTCCATCCATCTATAATAGATACATATTCAGGGAAGGTTGTTTTTAAATCATTCGAGAAATCTTTTATAATCTTACTGAATTCTTCTGGAATTGACTTATATGCTTCGGTCATTTTAATTAATATAAATTATATATATTTAAATTAAACTTATTAAAATATATATAATTTGAATTACTTTATTTTTTACTCACATAATTCCGCAAGTTTTGTTAAATTTTGAATATATTTAAGAACTTTGTTCTGATTATCCGAGCTCATGTTTTTTATTGGTTCACGTAATCTATTAATAGAAACCATAATTTGATCTGAATGCTGAGAAACAGCAACATCCCCAGAATAATCTTTATTAATAAAAAAATCAATATTTCCTAATAATATTTCTTGTTTATATTTTTCAACAATAAATTTTTTCCAAATTTTAACAATCAATTTGGGATTTGCTTTTCTAATTGCAATTAATGCGTTTTTAGCTGATAAAATATCTACATCTTCCGGAAAAACCATATGAATATCATTTACAAATTCTATAAAATGGTCGTTGAAAGCTGTTAAAATGTTTGACATTTAATTATTTGTATTGATTTCTTTTTAAATAATTATTTTATTTAATAATATATTAGAAACCAATCGGTGGTTTATTTCCTGTAATATTTTTAATCTCACTATCTCTTTCATTCATCATTTTTTTCATTCTATCTTCCATAATTTGATTAGATGCATCTTCTCCAATTTTTTTTGAACCTCTAATTGTTGTATTAAAATCTTCATTATTGCCTTGGTCGGTTAGTTGTCCACTAAATGCTGTATTTAGGTCTACATAATTATGCATTTGTCTCATACCACCGTTTCCTTTTGCCTCTAAATCTTCTGGTTGTTGGTCTAAAAAACTATAATGATCTGATACTATATCATTAAATCCGCCGCCGCTTCCAAAAGAAAATGCCATTGGCTCCATATTATTTTGAGTAGCTTTTTTTATTTCGACTTCTTGTCCTGGTTTCAAATGTTCTAAAATTTGCTCTCCATACAATACATCATATCCTTTGGTTAATAACAGCAATGCTGGAACATGTGTCACATTTTCAGGCAAAATAATTTTTTGACCATTTTCTAAAATAATAAATGTTTTGTTATTTGAGTCCTTTACTCTTTTATCTATACAAATAAAATGGAGTTCTTTTTGTAAACTGGATTTTGATAATATTTGTAAATATTTTTTGGAAATTTCACAGTATTTACTATAATATAAAATACAACTCATTATAATCTATTGAAAATAATATTTAACTTATTTTAAAAAAAATTGATTATATTTTCAATTTAAATATTAAGTTATATATAGATACAATGAACCCAGCACTTGAGCTTATTAATAATGATGAGGATGCTTTCGGATTTACTCTTAGTGGAGTAAATGTAAGCTTAGCAAATGCGGTTAGAAGAACAATATTATCCGATATACCATTAATCGTATTTAGAACAACACCTAATGAAAAAAATAAGTGTAATATTATTTCTAACACAAGTCGTCTTAATAATGAAATTATTAAACAACGATTAAGCTGCATTCCTATTCATATTAAAGATGTATATGAATTCCCTTTAAAAAATTATATTATGGAAATAAATGTAGAAAATAATACTGATACAGTAATGTTTGCTACTACTGAACAATTCATAATTAAAGATATTATTTCCGGTAAACCTTTGGCTCAAGATAAAATTAGAGAAATATTTCCAGCTGATGATATTACAGGTTATTTTATTGATTTTATCAGATTAAGACCAAGAATTTCAGATGATTTACCCGGTGAAAAAATTCATTTAACTTGTGAATTTGATATTGGCGCTTCTAATGAAGACGGAATGTTTAACGCAGTGCATACTTGCTCATATGGTTTCACTGGAGATACAACCGCACAAGACGCCGAATTAGCTAAGAAAAATCAAACTTGGAAGGATGAAAATAAAAACCAAAAGAAATTAAATTTGAAACAGATAACTGGAAACTACTAGAGGCAAAACGTATATTTAAAAAGGATAGTTTTGACTTTATAATTCAAACAATAGGCATTTATAATAATAATGAAATTGTTGATACCGCTTGCAAAATATTAATAGATAAATTTACTGCACTAGATAATATTATTGAAAAAGATGAACTAGAAATTAAAAAATCGGATAATACAATGATAAACTGTTTTGATATTATTCTTGAGAATGAAGATTATACAATTGGCAAAGTATTAGAATATTTCTTATATACGAAATTTTATGAAACAAATATATTAACATTTTGTGGATTTAAAAAATATCATCCTCACGATACTTATAGTATTATTCGGTTAGCTTATAAAGATCAAGTTGAAAAATCCAGCATAAAGGGACATTTAAAAGAGTGCATTGATGATTCTAAACTTGTTTATACTAAGCTTAAAAAAGAATTTACAAAGTTTGTTAAAAATTAAATAATTATTACACTTTATAAAATATAAAAAAATATAAAAAAATATTAAGGTTTTTCTTACAATAATGACTCGTTGTAAAGAGTTAAAATATCATCTAAAAAAAATTAGAATATATAGTTAATTTTTTCTCCCTTTTTTTCAATATAATTATAGAAAAAATAGAAGATTCATGTGTCAATTATATCAACAATAAAGATAAACTAATAAGAAATATATAATTAGCAACTATAATAAATAAGTAATATTTTGTGAAATACAGTATAGAAAAAGTACAGTAACGTGACTCTAAAATATTGAATATTTTTACTCAAGACTTTTTTTATCTTTTGAAAATTGGACAAAAATAAATGTCCAAAAATGAAAAGACAAAATACTTTATGCCAAAAACATGTTTTGACTGCATAATGAATTTTTATGGTCTCATCGCTTAAAAAATGTTTTTCATTTTGTGATGATAAATATTTTTTTATTTAATATAAAAGAACCTAAAAAAATATATGTTATTTATGTATGGAAACACCAGGTGATAAAATTCTGCTTAAATTCTGCTTTAAATTTTACTGTGATTTTTGCCACTACGGAACGTGTAAAAAAAGTAGTTTTGTTGATCATGAATTAAGTGCTAAACATGCAAAAAACTCAAAAGGAGACATAAAAGGAGACAAAAAATCTGCTTTTCTGCTTTCTATCGAAAAATTTACATGCGAAAAATGTGATAAACAATATATGTCAAGGAATGGTTTATGGAAGCATAAAAAAAAATGTAATTTTATAAAAAAAGAAGACATTACAATTTCAAATATAAAGACTGAAAAAGTAACTGATGACAGTTTAATTACAAAGTTAATAGAACAATGTAAAGAATTGAGAGATGAAAATAAAGAATTAATACAAATAATAAAAAATGGAACACATAATACTACTAATAATATTTCAAATAATAAAACGTTTAACTTACAGTTCTTTTTAAATGAAACTTGTAAAGATGCGATGAATATTATGGATTTTGTTGATTCAATACAATTACAGTTAAGCGACTTAGAAAATGTTGGAAAGTTAGGTTATGTGGAAGGCATTTCTAATATAATCACCAAAAACCTAAAAGCTCTTGATGTGTCGCAAAGACCTGTTCATTGTGCAGATAAAAAGAGGGAAGTATTATATGTAAAGGATGAAGATAAATGGGAAAAAGAAGATGAAAGTAAAAACAAAATAAGAAAAGCAATAAAAAGGGTAGCATCAAAGAATCAAAGATTAATT